TTCCTCAGCGATGACCGTCAGCGCAACCTGAATACCTATAAATCTGCCGTCTCTCAGACTTACTCGATCGCTCACGATTCAAGTCTCCGGTATATCCGTTGCTGCGCCAGCTGGATGAAGACGAAGAGACTGTGGCGGCTTATATGTACGTTCCGAAGGCGAAGGAGAATCGTTACTGGGCGGCCACGGCATCTTTTGACGACACGCCGACCACGGCGGTGAACGAAGTCGAAACGGTAAGCGTCGTGCTGAACCTGCAATCGCCAGCAATGACGTTCTACAAAATCACAGGCGCCGCGGCATAAGCCAGGCATAACGATAGTCTAAGCCTCCTCCATGGAGGCTTTCTTTCACTAAGAGGCAACGATGGCGACTAAATTCACCCTTCAGCCCAAACCAACTTTTAAGGCCAACGTCTCGATCCGCGCGCTGGCGATGAGGATGGCGTGCTGACATTCACATTCAATCACAAGCCACTCAAAGAACTGGCGGATCTGGAGAAAATGGAAGGCAAAACCGCCACTGATTTTCTGATGGAAATCATTGCTGGCTGGGCACTTCCCGATGCATTCAACGCGGAAAACCTGTCGGTGCTGCTGGAAAACTATCCGGCGGCAATGAAGGCAATCCCGGAAACCTACTACCGAGAGTTGATGGGGCAGCGCGAAAAAAACTGATAGCGGTTGCCTCTGCATTCTATACGCCTGAACCCACAGCGGCAGACCTGGCACCCTATGGGCTTACGCCGGATGACTATGACGATCAATACATCGACGTCTGGCCAGATGTATGGCCTTCATTCCTGGTGTTTCAGGCTGTCAGCACGCAGTGGCGCACGGGCATGGGAGCGCATCAGGTCTTGATTACAACGTGCTGCCCTGGGTGATGCGCCTGCACAACGTCGACGACGAGGCAACCGCGCTTTCGGACATCCGAATCATGGAGTGCGCCGCACTAAAAGTTATGCATAAAGAGAGGGCGGAATGAGAACGACATCGCCACGATTTCCCTGCGTGTAAATACCACTGAGCTGGAGCGTGGTAACCAGGCACTGGATCGCTTTCAGGAGACTGCGTCCGCCGCAGCAGGTAAAGCGGATGACCTGAACAGTACGTTCCGCACCGGGATCGACAACCAGAAAAAAAACAGCGAAAGCCTGAAACAGCAACGGCAGGAACTGCAAAACCTGCTGAATAAAATCAGCCCTGTTAACAAGGCGCTGGACGAGCTGGATACCATTCAGGAAAGCCTGTCTAAATTCCGGAGCAAAGGTCTGGTGGGTGACGAGGATTTTACTCGTTACAACAGCGTGCTTGAGACGACCCGCGCGAAACTGGCGGTCATGGAATCTGAAACAGCAGAGGGCCGAGCTCGCATTGAGCAGGCACAGGCGCAACGGGCAACTGCCGCAGGCAAAACTTTTATCGACTCACTTGAGGACCAGGTTGCAGCTATCGGAAAAACCCGTGCAGAGTTACTCGAACTGAAGGCGGCCCAGCTTGGCGTGTCGGACCGCGCTGCGCCAATGATTGCCCGACTAAAAGAGCAGGAGAGTCCTGGAAATCTGGAGCTATCAGTGCGGGGCAGTACCGTAATGCCATGCGTTACCTGCCAAATGCAAATGACGGATATTGTGACCTCACTGGCCTCCGGTATGCGGTTTATATGGTTGCTATCCAGCAGGGGGGGCAGCTGCGTGATTCCTTTGGTGGGGTGGGGAACGCGCTAAAAGCGATGTTATCCATGGTCACCCCGGCGCGTGTAGCGATTGGTGGTCTGGCCGGTGCAGTTCTTCCTTGCCGCGAAGGCAGGATCTGATTACTTCACTGCCTATGACGAAATCAATAAAGCTATCATCCGCACCGGAAACATTGCCGGTACGTCAGCGCTACAGATTATGGCATCCTCCCAGTCAATCTCTGCTTCAACCGGGGCTACGGTGGGCACTGTCCAGAGTCTGATGACAGAGTTAGTTGGTATCGGCTCAATGTCTCAGCAACAGCTTGAGAAAGCTACCAAAAGCGACGGCGCTGGCAGTTGAAACTGGCATTGTTTCGACTCAGGACATTACCAAGGCTTATAAGGATATTGAAAAGGATCCGGTTAAGGCTCTTCAGAACTTAATGAGCAATTCAACTTTCTCACCGTTTCACAGCTTAAGCACATTGACGAGTTAGTTAAGCAGAAAGACCAGACCGCTGCCGTTACTCAAGCTATGGATTTGTTTGCCGACACGATGGCAGAGCGCGGAGAGCAGGCTTACGACTCGCTGACACCATTTGGCCGCCTGTGCTTGATATCAAGGGATGGGCATCTGAGGCTATGCAGAGAATCGTCAGTGGGTAGCTGAACTGGCATCAAACACGCTAAAGGAATTTAACGCAATTTATTACAGCGTCGCGATAGTTTTCCAGAAGCTGAACCAGATTATTTCTTCTTCTATCGCGGCTGCGATTAATCTCGTTCCTGACTGGGCGAAAACTGATACTTTGCAGGGATGGCAGGACTATAACGAACAAATGGCCGGCGCTTATGGTAACAGCGTGTCTCAGCTGAAAAAGGACTGGGACGCGGCTGACATTAGCGCAGGCAAGTACCTCGATACATCCCGCAAGATAAGCGCCGCGACCACTCAGAAGGATCGGGAAGCAGTCGCTTCGTTTGGCAAAAAAACGAAACAGGAAAGCAGGGCACTGTATCTGCTGGCGACCGCAGTACTGACGCTGCTCAGACCGAATTGCTGGCGCTTCAGGCGCAGTTGCGTGCTCTTCAACAGCATAAAGGGCTGAACGACACTATCAGCCAGCAGCGCAAAGATCTGTGGACCACTGAGGCGAAATTTCAGGTGCTGGAAGAAGCCTCGCGTTCACGTTCCCTGACAAAGCAGGAACGATCCCTGCTGGCGAGTAAAGACCAGGTGCTTCAGTTGCACGGCAGAAAGCCCTGTTAGGTGATCAGATTACCGAACAGGAACAGCTGAACAAGCGAATGGATACCTCGCAGAAATACGTCACGCAGATGACAGAGAAGCAGGCTGCTTTGGTCGGTGGAGCTGGAATGAGCGATCGGTTAGCTCAGCGTGAACTCGCGAAAAGTCAGCTTGCCGCAGGTTGGGTGAACGCCGGCGGTTCTCTGGAGGACGTTGGTTATCAGAAGCAGCTCAAAGCGGCGAATAATTACTATGCCGCAGAGGACAGGTTGCGTGGCGACTGGTTGACCGGCGCGAAAAAGGGCTGGGCTGAATTTGAGGACTCCGCAACCAATGTTTACTCACAAGTGCAGACAATTACCAGCAATGCATTCACCGGTATGGCCAGCACTCTTACAGACTTTTTTACCACTGGAAAAGCTAACTTCTCAGATTTCCTGACAACCTTTTGAAAGGAACAGCCCAGATGCTGACACAGTTGGTGCTGGTTAACGGAATGAAGTCTGCGTTTGGGGGACATCATTTGGTTCATTTTTCGGATTTTCTAGTGGCGGCGCAGTTCCGGAATTCGATACTGGCGGCTACACAGGGGATGGAGGAAAGTATCAGCCAAAAGGCGTGGTGCATGGTGGCGAATTCGTCTTCACCAAAGAGGCAACAAGTGCGCTGGGGGTTGGAAACCTCTATTCACTTATGCGAAGCGCACAGGGTTATGCAAATGGCGGTTATGTTGGCCACGCTCCGATGTATGGGTTTCAGTCATCATCGGCCGGTGGGGTAAGTATTCAAACGTCCGTAGTTGTTCAAAACCAAAATTCACAGCAGCAGACTTCTGCAAATAACGATGCTGTTTCTCGCGCTTACAAGCAGACTATTGATCAATCTGTTCGGGCAGGTATTGCGAAACAACTTCAGCCTGGTGGGCTCATCTGGAATGCAACAAAATCAAGATAAGAGACATGGTGTTTGTTTTATCACATTATTCATCATGTTAAGATGTTTCCGATTGCAATCAAAGGAAACTTAAAATGAAGAAGGTAGTGGCTTTAGCTCTTGGGCTTTAATGTTGTCTGGCTGTACTGTTCGCGTTGCTGATATGACCGTTGGTAGTACTAAAAATTACAACCTGAACGCAGCTAAGTTTGAAAAAGGTCAACGTGTGACTGGTGAAGACAAAGCTCCAATTGTTATTTTCCCGCTGGGCATTCCAAGCGTTAAAACTGCAATGGATCGGGCTATTGAAAAAGACAAGTGTTCCGTAGGCCTAAGCGATGTTGTTATTTATCAATTAAACCACGCATTTCTGTTCGGCACATATGGTTACCGTGTTGAAGGCACGCAGATTATCGACAAGTCTCAGCTTGGTTGTGAAACCCGCTAATTTCCTTCTCATATTATCACAAGCCACCTTCGGGTGGCTTTTTTTATGGAGCAAACATGGCACTGGAAACGTTCACCTGGCGAACGCAGATACAGGCGGGAATGGAAGGAACGTTTAGCCATAAAACCCGCTCTGCAACCTTTGGCGATGGCTATGAGCAGATTGCAGGGGAAGGCATCAACCCTGAAAAGCAGTCATGGCCTGTAACCCTAACGGGCAAAAAAACGGACATGCTCCAGGCCCTTAAATTCTTTCGTTCTCACGTTATAAAGTCATTCATCTGGACATCGCCAGTTGGCGAAACTGGGCTCTACCGGATTGAGGCCGAATCAATCAAGTCACAGCCCTTATCCAGCAACGTTCTGACCATTTCCGCAACATTCAAACAGGCGTACGCACCATGATCACAGCAGACTATCAAAGCCTTGAGCCCGGTAATAAAGTCCGGCTTATCGAAGTTGATGGCTCTACGTTCGGCGTGGATGATGTACTGCGATTTCACGCATACAACCTCCCGCACACAGAAGAAGAAATCGCTGCCGCTGGTGGCGATGAATCAAAGCTGAAGGCGAAAAGTATCTGGTGGCAGGGGGAGGAATATGCCGCCTGGCCGTATCAAATAGAAGGGCTTGAAGCCTCCACAGACGGCAACAGTGCCCAGCCAACACTCACGGTTGCAGATATCGATAGCAAGATTACAGCGCTGTGCCTTGCTTATGACGATATGCTACAGGCGAAAGTCACTATCCATGACACTTATTCGCATTATCTCGATGCGAAGAACTTCCCAGCAGGTAACGCAACAGCTGATCCGCAACAGGTCAGAAAACGAGTTTTTTTCATTGATGGTAAAAGCAGCGAAATTCCGGGCGAAAGTATCGAATTCGTACTCGATAGCCCGATGTCGTTGCAGGGTAAGATGATCCCCACGCGCCAGCTTCATTCCCTGTGTACCTGGTGCATGCGCAATAAGTACCGAACCGGTGACGGTTGCGATTATGCCGGAACCAGATACTTCGATAACAATAATAATTCTGTCGATGATCCCTCGCTTGATGTCTGTAACGGCACGCTCACGGCGTGCAAACTTCGCTTCGGAGAGAATGAAGAACTGCCGTTTGGTGGTTTCCCGGAACGTCTTTAATCAGGAGCTGATATGCGTCAGAAAACCATTGATGCGATTATGGCGCATGCAGCCGCTGAATATCCTCGTGAGTGCTGTGGTGTGGTGGCGCAGAAAAGTCGTGTTGAACGTTATTTCCCGTGCCGGAATCTTGCCGCGGCGCCGGAGGACAATTTTGTCCTCTGCCCGGAAGATTACGCAGCTGCTGAAGACTGGGGTACGGTGATCGCCATCGTTCACAGCCACCCTGACGCCACTACGCAGCCGAGCGAACTGGATAAAGCGCAATGCGACGCAACGCTTTTACCCTGGCATATCGTGAGCTGGCCCGAGGGGGATTTACGCACCATTCAGCCGCGCGGAGAGCTGCCACTGCTGGAGCGTCCGTTTGTGCTTGGTCACTTTGACTGCTGGGGGCTGGTAATGAGCTATTTCCGGCAAAAGCATGGTATCGAACTCCACGATTACCGGGTTGATTATCCCTGGTGGGAAAACGACTATCCGGACAACTTCTATCAGGATTGCTGGTACGAGTGCGGATTCCGTGAATTCGACGGGCCGCCGAAACCTGGCGATATGGTGATCATGCAGGTTCAGGCTGATAAGTGGAATCATGCGGGGATTCTGCTGGAAGGCAACATGCTACTGCATCACCTTTATGGGCATCTGAGCCAGCGCGTACCTTATGGCGGTTACTGGCGTGAGCGCACAATGAAAATATTGCGGTTTAAAGACTGTTTCTGATAACCGCCTGTGACAGTTTTTTTTGGGGAAAAAATGGCTGCATTACTCAATGTTGAGCCTGTCCGCACAATTCGATTGTACGGCGTGCTAGGTGCCACCTTCGGGCGTGAATATCGTTTATCAGTAGCTTCACCAAAAGAGGCCATCCGCGCCCTGAGCGTTATCGTGCCGGGTTTTGAGCGTTTCCTTAACACCAGCAAACAACGGGGTTTAACTTATGCGGTATTCAGCGGGAAACGAAACCTCGTAAACGATGAACTCAGTATGGACAGGAGCACAGAGGAAATCCGCATCGCGCCGGTGATCATCGGCAGTAAGCGAGCCGGGGTTTTTCAGACAATCCTCGGGGTTGCCCTTGTCGCTGTTGCTGCGTTCGTCACGGGAGGGGCCGCGATCGGGATTGGTGGGACTGCTTTTGCTGGTGGATGGGGAGCTGTGGCGGGGATTGGGGCATCAATGGCGATCGGCGGCGTAGTCCAGATGCTTTCTCCACAGACTACCGGGCTAGCCAGCAAGCAATCAGCAGATAACCGCGCCAGCTATGCATTTGGTGGAGTGACGAACACAACCTCGCAGGGAAACCCTGTCCCCATTCTCTATGGTAAGCGGCGAATCGGCGGCGCTGTTGCTTCTGCCGGGATTTACGTAGAAGACCAGCAATAACAAATATTTGTCAATCAGGCCACCTTCGGGTGGCTTTTTTATGGGCGCGATATGGTTAAAACAATTACCGGACGTAAAGGCGGCAGCTCGAGTTCTCGCACCCCTGTCGAGCAGCCCGATGATCTCCAGTCCGTTGCGAAAGCGAAAATCCTGATGGTTCTCGGTGAAGGGGAGTTTGCTGGTGGGCTGACTGCGAGGGATATCTATCTTGACGGCACACCTTTACAAAACGCTGATGGTTCCGAGAACTTCAGCGGTGTCGTGTGGGAGTTTCGCCCAGGGACACAGGCTCAGGATTACATTCAGGGGATACCTGGCACAGAAAATGAAATCAGCGTCGGTACCGAAATATCCAGCGAAACATCCTGGACGCATACCTTCACCAATACGCAGCTTTCGGCGGTTCGCCTGCGCCTGAAGTGGCCATCTCTTTTCAAACAGCAGGATAACGGGGATTTAGTAGGGTACTCCATCAACTATGTGGTGGAGCTTCAGATGGACGGTGGTAGCTGGCAACAGGTCCTTGATACTAATGTGACCGGGAAAACCACATCAGGTTATGAACGCAGCCATCGTATCGATTTACCGAAAGCTGGCAGCACCTGGACCATCAGACTGCGCAAGATTACCGCTGACGCAAATAGTGCCAAAATCGGCGACACGATGACGCTTCAAAGTTATACAGAGGTCATCGATGCCAAACTGCGCTATCCAAACACAGCTCTATTGTACATCGAGTTTGATTCCAGCCAGTTCAATGGCTCTATTCCACAAATCGCCTGTGAACCACGTGGACGTGTCATCCGCGTACCGGATACTTACGAGCCGGAAACAAGAACTTATAGCGGTACGTGGCTTGGGACATTCAAATGGGCCTGGACTGATAACCCCGCGTGGATATTCTACGACCTGGTGGTTAGCGACCGTTTCGGGCTTGGGGATCGTCTCACAACAGCGAACATAGACAAATGGACACTTTACCAGGTTGCACAGTATTGCGATCAGATGGTGCCGGATGGCAAAGGCGGAAGTGGCACCGAACCACGTTATACCTGCAACGTCTACATTCAGGAACGCAACGACGCTTATACGGTCCTGCGTGATTTTGCTGCTATCTTCCGCGGGATGACCTACTGGGGCGACGACCAGATTGTGGCGCTGGCGGACATGCCGAGGGATGTTGATTTTACATACACGCATGCGAACGTTATCGATGGCCGGTTTACCTATTCCAGCAGCACCACAAAGAACCGTTATACCAATGCGCTCGTATCCTGGTCTGATCCCGATAACGCCTATTCTGATGCGATGGAACCTGTTTTTGAACAGGCGCTGGTTTCGCGTTATGGTTTTAATCAACTTGAGATAACAGCTATTGGTTGTACCCGGCAATCGGAGGCGAACCGAAAAGGGCGATGGGGGATCCTGACCAACAACAAAGATCGCGTTGTTACTTTCAATGTAGGGGAAGATGGCAACATTCCACAGCCTGGCTATGTAATCGCCGTAGCGGACCGAAATCTCTCCGGGCGCGACCTGGGCGGCCGTATCTCTGCGGTGAATGGTCGCGTGCTAACGCTGGACAGGGCGCCGGATGCTTCGCCAGCCGACAGGATGATTGTCAATCTTCCATCGGGTGTTTCACAGTCACGCACCATTCAGTCGATAACGGGCAATAAAGTGACCGTTACGACCGCTTACAGTGAAACGCCTGTGGCTGAGGCCGTATGGGTCATTGAGTCTGATGAGCTCTACGCACAGCAGTATCGCGTTATTACGGTAACTGATAATAATGACGGCACGTTCACAATCGTCGGTGCAAATCACGATCCGGATAAATTTGATCGCATTGATACCGGAGCCATCATTGACCAGCGGCCGGTGAGCGTGATCCCGCCGGGCAACCAGTCGCCGCCTGCGAACATCGTGATCAGCTCGTTTTCCATGGTGCAGCAGAACATTAGCGTCGAAACCATGCGCGTGAGCTGGGACCAGGCGCAGAACGCTATCGCCTATGAAGCGCAATGGCGCCGCAACGAAGGGAACTGGGTTAACGTGCCGCGCAGCTCCACCACGTCATTCGACGTTCCTGGGATTTATGCCGGGCGTTATCTGGTACGGGTGCGCGCCATCAATGCCGCAGAAATTTCTTCCGGGTGGGGCTATTCAGAAGAGAAAACGCTGACCGGTAAAGTGGGCAATCCCCCGAAACCGGTCGGCTTCATCGCTTCTGATAATGTGGTTTTCGGTATCGAGCTGAGCTGGGGATTCCCGGCGAACACCGACGACACGCTGAAGACGGAAATTCAGTACAGCCTGACAGGGACGGAAGACGATGCGATGCTGCTGGCAGACGTACCCTATCCGCAGCGCAAGTATCAGCAGATGGGCCTTAAGGCAGGGCAAATTTTCTGGTACCGCGCGCAGCTGGTGGACCGCAGCGGAAACGAGTCAGGGTATACAGACTTTGTGCGCGGGCAGGCCAGCATCGATGTATCCGATATCACAGATGCAATCCTGGAGGACATGAAAGGCTCCGATACGTTCAAAGACCTGATCGAGAACGCGGTGGACAGCAATGAAAAAATTGCTGGCATGGCTGACGACATCAAACAGGCCAACGACGAACTGGCGCAACAGGCGCAGGAAATAGCAAAAAACGCCCAGGAAATCGGTAAGGTTCAGACCAGCGTTACTAACCTGTCGAGCACGGTCGGAGATGTGTCATCCTCTCTTTCAGAGCTTGAGCAGACCGTCGCAACGGCTGATACGGCGTTGGGCCAGCGCATCGATAACATCAGCGTGTCTGTGGACGGCATGGCGGGGGGAGTGAAGAACTCCGCCATCGCGATTATTCAGGGCAACCTGGCGCAGGTGGCCGCGCGCAAAACACTGTCGGCATCGGTCGCCGGTAACAGCGCGCAGCTGGACCGCATTGATGAGGTGATCGTCAACGAGAGGGAGGCAACGGCGCGTTCGCTGCTGAGTTTGCAGACTGACGTGAACGGCAATAAGGCATCCATCAACAGCCTGAACCAGACGTTCTCCGATTACCAGCAGGCCACGGCCACGCAGATAAACGGCATCACAGCGACCATCAACGGACATACCTCAGCCATTACCACTAACGCTCAGGCCATTGCGAACGTTAACGGGGATCTGAAGGCGATGTACGGCATCAAGGTCGGGTTATCCAGCAACGGCCAGTACTATGCCGCAGGGATGGGGATCGGCGTGGAGAATACGCCGTCCGGCATGCAGTCGCAGGTTATCTTCCTGGCTGACCGCTTCGCCGTCACTCACCAGGCCGGAGCACAGGTCACACTTCCGTTCGTTATCCAGAATGGACAAACCTTTATCCGGAATACTGTGATCGGTGAAGGGACTATCGACAATACCAAAATCGGCAGCTACATCCAGTCGACAACCTGGGACGGCACCGGGAACGTCGGCTGGCACATCAACAAGTCAGGCTACGCGACGTTCAACAACGTGACCGTTCGCGGCTCGATTTACGCCACAAACGGTAATTTTTCTTTCAATGGCTCCGGCAACACAACGGTGATTAATGGTAATGGCGTAACCATTAATATTCCGGGTGGCGGCCGCATCGTACTGGGGACGTGGACATAAAATGCCGACAGGACTACTGATAGAACTGAATGACGGCGGAAAGCGCATGGAGATAACTGCGGGCCTGCGATGCCCGTCGTTTGGGGCCAACTTTGACAGTGGCTACCAGAAAGCCAAGTACGCTGATGTTGCCGGTTATGTTTCCGGTGCGCAGGTACTGTTTATCCCTCACGCGACGGCTTATCTTGATTCAGGGCTGCTTCATAAAATGAACTCGGTCACCATATCCGGTGGACGCGTGACGCAGAACTCCACGATGAAGGATGTAAGCATCAGTGAGCGTGAAAGTACGTACACGTTCCCCGGTAGCCTCTGGCAGATATTTCCGTCAGGCCAGCGTAGTGGTGTGGGCCTGCTCATCAGCAACAGCACTGACTTCACTTCAATAACCAATGCTACGCAGTCAGGACAGTGTATCTTGAAGGGTACCGTCAATGTTCCCACTGGCGGCTGGGCAATTCCCACGATAGCGGGGTATGACAAGTCCAAATATATCGTCTTTGGGCGCTGCAATAGCGGTAACACAGTCGATTTCGATGGCAACACGGTCAGGTTCTTCAGCCCTCCATCCACCAACGATGATGCTCCGACGACCGGCACGATAGATATTGTCATCTTCGCCAGTGGCGTGGCGCCGCAGCCGGGCACCGGGCTCAACATCTTCAATTCAGCCGGGGCCTGCACGTTTTCAACGACAAAGCGGCCTTTCGTCTACCTCAACCAGCTCTGGACGCCTTCGAAAAATGCCGTGAGCATCGGCAGCGGCTATGTTCCGCTGGGCAGATTCGGGCTGATGGCTCACGAAGTAAATGGCATGTACGTGTATCGAATGTTCGGAATAAAAATACAGAACGGCAGTGCTTCAGTTCAGGGTGGGAAATTTCTTGGGCGCGAGCGGTATGCAATTTTTGGTAATGACACGGTAACGCCACTGAACCTTCCCGTTCTTCCTGATATGTACGTCTGAATAAACTGTCTTTTTAATCAACCCCGCTCCGGCGGGGTTTTTTATTGCCTGGAGAAAATATGCTTTATAACACTGGCACCATCGCCATTAACGGAAATACAGCCACCGGCACCGGCACGAACTGGACGGCACCCGCCAGCCAGATTCGGGTTGGCCAGACGTTGTTTGTTCTTTCTAACCCGGTACAGATGTTTCAGATCACGGCCATCAACAGTGCGACGTCACTGACGGTTACACCCGCAGCGTCTCCGGCGCTCAGCGGCCAGAAGTACGGCATTCTTGTTACTGATAGTCTCTCGGTCGATGGCCTGGCGCAGAGCATGTCTCAGCTCATCAACGAGTATGACGAGAACATCGGCGCGTGGGAGACGTTCGCCACCACCTCAGCAAACCAGAACATCACCGTTACCATCAACGGCACTCGTGTAACTATTCCGGCGATCGGTAAGCTGGCGCAGAAGGGGAGTAATGGAGCTATCCCGATTGGGCAGGGCGGGACCGGGGCAACGAATGTCGCTGACGCTCGCACAAACCTCGGTTTGGTAGACAGCAATGGTTACGTGCCTGTGTCACTGGGAGGTACGGGTAGCAACAGGGGGGCCGCAATTGGTGTCAACATCGATGGAACCTTATCTTCTACTGGCTGGTTTAATGATATTTCAACCAACCCTTCCACAATAGGTTCTGCCCGAATAACTGATGATAATGTATGGCGGAGCTATATTTCTGTTCGCCATCGGAACGGTTCTAATGCGGCCTCAGGAGGAGATAGTGCGAATTACGGATTTATGCTGGTCGATGAAGCAATGTCAGCTCAGTCAGCCGCAAATATCACAATTCGTAAACAGGCAGGCGGTACGTGGCTTTCACCTGTCAAATTATATTCAACGGGTAATACGACTAAAGCAAGTGATGGCACCCTAAAGGCGGCCTCACCTGTTGCTCGCATTGTTAATTCTCAGGAACAGAACCAGCGCACGGATATATCCGAGGATGGTTTTGCATGGTGCGGCTGCGGTACTGCGAACACCGAAGCTGAAGGAATCAAAATTTCCCGGGTCGATGTTGGTGTTTATGTGCTGAGAGGTTCGGCAGGCCTGGCGTCAGAGGGATGGCAGTTACTGCCGCCAATGGACCCAGGCGGCATGGGAGAGCTTGGGATTGTTGAAGCAGAGCAGGCAGAAAGCGGTGGGCTGACTATCCGCCTGTTTAAGCGAAAATACATGCTGAGCGATGAAGGGGAGATCGTCAAAACAAAAGGGAACCGATGGACGTGCCGGTGAACAGCTGGATCGATGTTCGCTTGGATATGCCTGATGATTCTGCCTTTAATCAGATGATCAATCAGAAACTTCAGCCATAGCTGCACGCTGATTCCAGATACTGTTTTGCGGCATCTCTACACGGACACTGACAAACTGATCGGCCGGAATATCGGCCGGTTCGCCATCCACGAAACCTTCCCGTGAGTTCCTCGCAAATATCGGTGCTGACGGGTATTCCCGGTGGAATGTTTTCACGAGCACTGATCCGTCGGCATTAACCTCATAGTCAAGCCAGATTAGGGCCTGCCCATTACGATCTTTAGGGATATCGAAGCCACCATCAATCCCACCCCACGCCGCATCTGAATTCATACCCATGCAGCCCTCGATCAGATACTCTCCGGCTTTCATGCGAGTTACGGTACAGCCCTCTGATTCGTTATTAGTTTCAAACGAACCGTCTGCATACAGTTTAACTACTGGGGAAGCTGCTTTTAACGTGCCGTCACTAGCTCTGGTAGTGTTACCAGTGTCATAAACTCGTAACCATGGAAGGAATGAGGCGCTTTCTCTTGCCCTCCACCACATACCCTGGTTTCCTCGTCCCCCAAGCTGAAAGCAGTAGGATGAATCGGAACTATGAGCACAGTTTATCCCCATAAACACAGCAGTAGCTGAGGGACCGTCATAAGGGCTACTTAAAAATCGGCCATCGATAGCTATATCCCAGCCAGCACTACTATTACCCGGCCCGCCCAAGCCAAAATCTCCCCGGGATAACATCTGTCCTGTCGAGCTGTAAGCATCCCGTGTCGCGCTACTTCCTAAACCGACGTTTTATAGATTGCCCTGCGGCATCCATGCCGATAACTTCACCTGATTTTTTGCAGAAAATATTGGGTGAAAAACATGCTAATTGGCTACGTAAGGGTGTCAACAAATGACCAAAACACAGATCTTCAGCGACAAGCTCTCGAACGCGCAGGATGTGAACAGGTTTTTGAGGAAAAAATGAGCGGGACGGTAGCGAACCGGCCAGCGCTTAAAAAGCTTCTTCGAACGCTGAGTGAGGGCGATACGCTGGTAGTGTGGAAGCTGGATCGCCTCGGGCGAAGCATGCGAAATCTGGTACTGCTGGTCGACGAACTCCGGCAGCGCGGCATCCACTTCAAAAGCCTTACGGACAGCATCGACACTTCCAGCCCAATGGGGCGTTTCATATTCCACATCATGTCAGCCCTGGCCGAGATGGAGAGGGAGTTAATCGTGGAACGCACCCGGGCAGGACTGGCGGCAGCCCGGGAGAAAGGGCGCATAGGCGGCAGAAGGCCGAAGTTAACCCCTGAGCAATGGGCGCAGGCTGGCAGGCTGATCGCAAACGGAATGGACAGAAAGCAGGTGGCGATTATTTACGACGTTGCGGTGTGCACCTTGTATAAAAAATTTCCGGCGCGGTAGGGGTAGAGGAAAAAAATATTGAACATTTAATCCAATTTTCGTAATAAAGTATTGAAATGATGTAATAAAGTTGTTGAAATTTTGGTAAGCGGTTGGGTTGAGCATTGGGGGTATTCATGGCAAAAACAGATTCTATTACACCTGAAGAGTTTAGGGCTATTCACTTTGAATTGTCTAAAATCTCATCAACTTGGGCAGACTTATGGCTAACATTGTTTTCTCTCCGTGCTGAAGGCAGCAGGGTGATTACTATTAGATATTCCGATATCGAAGATGACATGCTGCACTTGGCTGGAACTCCAAAATTTGAGCCACGAACAATTAGATTAAATTTATTGCTTTCTAAGTTAATTGCGTACAGAAAGGATTGCAATCCTTCTGATATTTATGTTTTCCAGAGTAGATCAAATCGAGTTAAAGGGTTAGCTAGGCCTGTGACTGTAATAGCAATGAATAATGCCTTAAAACAAGCATCCAAATATGTAACAAGGAAAAACATCACCATGAAAAGTGCTTTAAGGGTAATCGGAAGGAACTAGTTGGACGAGGGTTCATACACTAAATACCCACCTGTTTATGGAAAGTTAGGACGATGGTCAATGATCACGTCCTTTATCAAGTCATTATTCTCCCTGATGATTTTCGATTTACTACTCGATTGGATGTAAGATATGTACATGCATGAATCTTAGGAGGGATTTCGAGTAAGTAAAATGAGATCCTGATCAGAATAAATCAAACCTGGCATTGAGTAGAGTAAATAATAAAGCAGCGCATGCAAGATTTAATAGTATAACAAAACGGGCAGAAACATTCACTGAACAAATCTCCTGATCATGTATTAGACAGAGAATGACTGTAATGTAAAACCATCTTACATACACCTACTAAAAAAGACAGATAAAACAAGGTGCCATCCGATGAGATAGCTAAGCATTTGCGCCTTGGATAGGTCTTACCATCGGAACATCGGGTTATGCTCGCTTGTTGAGTGCTGAGAAATGAAGAGATTAGAGGTTTATAAGAGGTAGCCAGTTTGTCAAACGAGATAGTTTATTTATGATGCTCAACATATTGAATTGTTTAGCTTTATCATGGTGGTTTAGGGGGCGTTAAAACGAACTTATCACATTGTATTAAAAGTAAACAACTATCTTTCGTTTGATGCCTGAAAGCAGATGGGGATGGTTTTTCACTTTTTCTTCTAAAGGTCCAGAGTACGTTGCCGATAGTGAACATAGCGGCGCAGGAGCCAAATGGTGGAAGCCGTAAACTTAATTTAAGTTCAGTCAAATAGGAATTACTATCATGGCACAAGTCATCAATACCAACAGCCTCTCGTTGCTCACTCAGAACAACATCAACAAAAACCAGTCTTCAATGTCTACTGCCATTGAGCGTCTGTCTTCCGGTCTGCGTATCAACAGCGCAAAAGATGATGCTGCTGGCCAGGCGATTGCCAACCGCTTCACCTCTAACATCAAAGGTCTGACTCAGGCTGCGCGTAACGCCAACGACGGTATCTCCGTTGCACAGACCACTGAAGGCGCATTGTCTGAAATCAACAACAACTTACAGCGTATCCGTGAGCTGACTGTTCAGTCTTCTACTGGTACTAACTCTGAATCCGATCTGAACTCAATCCAGGACGAAATCAAATCCCGTCTGGACGAAATTGACCGCGTATCCGGCCAGACCCAGTTCAACGGCGTGAACGTGCTGGCAAAAGACGGTTCCATGAAAATTCAGGTTGGTGCGAACGATGGTGAAACCATCACAATTGACCTGAAAAAAATTGATTCCTCTACTTTAAACCTGACTGGATTTAACGTTAACGGTAAAGGTGAAGTAGCGAATACCAAAGCAACAGCTGACGATCTGAAATTAGCTGGTTTTACTAAAGGCACTACAGATGCGAATGGTGTGACTGATTATAAGAACACCATTGCTAACAGTAAGGCATCAGCTTCTGATTTATTAGCAAATATCTCAGATAAATCCGTTATCACTGGCGGCGGCGCAAATGCGTTCGGTGTGGCTGCAACCGCAGGTTACAAATATGACGCGGCAAGCAAATCATACAGCTTCGATGCGACAGGCGCAGATTCAGCAAAGACACTAAGCATTATTAACCCAAATACAGGGATTCTTCTCAGGCAACGGTTACGATCGGTGAAAAAGATCAGAAAGTTAACATCTCCCAGGATGGTAAAATCACTGCGGCAGATGATAACGCGACGCTGTATTTAGATAAGCAAGGTAACCTGACGAAAACCAATGCGGGTGGCGTTGCTGTTGCAACTTGGGACGGATTAATTTCAAACAGCGACTCGACTGGCGCAGTTCCTGTTGGTGTTAAGACTAAAATCACTCTTACGTCCGGTGCTGCTTCCGGGATGTCTGTGAGTTCAGAAGGTGCCGGCATTCAGACTTCAACAAATGCCCAGATTCTGGCGGATGGCGCATTTGCTGCCAAAGTGAGCATCGACGGTGGCGCGGCAACCGATATTATGGTTGCTAATAATGGTAATATCACTGCGGCTGACGGTAGTGCGCTTTATCTTGATTCATCAACTGGTGGCTTCACTGCTACTGCAGCGGGGAATACAGCTGCAACATTAGACGCATTAATTGCTAATGGTAAAACAGCGACTATGACCGTCGCATCAGGTACCAGTCAGAACACTGTTTATAGCACTACTGGCAGCGCTGACTTCACCAGCCTGGCTAAAGTTGACACTGTTAATATCACCAATGCACATGTAAGTGCTGAAGGCATGGCCAACCTGACTAAAGGTGCAAACTTCACCCTTGATCTGGGTGGTACAGGTACAGCCACTCACACCGTTACCGCAGCAGGTGATGTTAAAGATGCTGCCAATGACGATGTTTATGTTGACGACGGTGCGCTTTCCAGCGAGCCGACAAAAGATGTGACCTACTTTGAACAGAAGAACGGTGCTATCACCAACAGCACTGGCGGTACCATTTATGAAACTGCTGATGGTAAGTTGACCACCGAAGCTACCACCGCTTCCACCTCTACTGCCGATCCACTGAAAGCGCTGGACGATGCAATCAGCCAGATCGACAAATTCCGTTCTTCCCTGGGTGCTGTACAAAACCGTCTGGTTTCTGCAGTAACCAACCTGAACAACACCACTACCAACCTGTCTGAAGCGCAGTCCGTATTCAGGATGCGGACTATGCGACCGAAGTGTCCAACATGTCCAAAGCGCAGATCATCCAGCAGGCTGGTAACTCCGTGCTGTCCAAAGCTAACCAGGTTCCTCAGCAGGTTCTGTCTCTGCTGCAAGGCTAATTTCAAATTAAGTGTCAAAGCCCATATATGTGGGGCTTTTTATTGGTTGAATAAGGTCGTTAAAAGTAGTCAAATCCTTTAATCAACGCTCGCACGATGATTTAGCATTTAACCAGTTTCGCTCCGTTTACACAGGTCCAGTTGTGATTAAAAAACAGGCATTCAAATTTTTGCTTGAACCTAACAAGGTCAGTTATCAGACTTTTTGGCCTTTGCTGGCTCCTGTCGTTTTGTTTACAACAAAGGCCTTGCTCTTCTTAACGAGAATTACCGTTCTGGTAAAAAATTCATAGGCTACATTCAGCTGGCTTCTGAATTGGTTGAATGGAAGAATGAAGAGAGCCTTTCTTGGTTGAAAGAAGCCCCTTCTCAGTGTTTACAGCAATCGTTAAGAGATTTAGACAGAGCATTCAGAAACTTTTTTACCGGCAAATCACAATATCCAAAGTTTAAAAAGAAAGGTCGGCATGATTCTTTCCGTATACCATGCCAAAGGGTTAGAGTAGATCAAGAAAAAAAATTGGTATCTCTTCCTAAAGTCGGCTGGGTAAAGTATCGCAAGAGTCGTGAAATCATTGGTGATTTAAAAAACGCAACTATTTCCCTGAATCAGGGAAGTGGTATATCAGTTTTAATACAGAGCAAACAGTCCCTGATCCAATACACCCTCTGATATCAAATCTACAATTGTACTTAATAATGTGGATAGCGTTCATCTGTCATCTGGGGGCGGCGGTGATAACACTTACCAAGCGGAAGAAAAGAAAAAATTAATCCGTCTTAATAAAACACTGACCAGAAGAAAGAAACACAGCCAAAATTGGCTAAAAACCAAAGGTAAAATTGACAGAGTAAAATCAAAGGCAGCAAGGATAAGACTCGATAATATCCATAAAGCAACCACGGCAATTTGTAAAAATCACGCAGTTGTTGAGGTTGTGAACTTGATGGATTCTGTATCTGACAAGAACGATAACACTCTGAGTATGAGATACGAATTTGTCAGGCAGTTGATATACAAACAAGAATGGCTGGGTGGTGAAGTTATTCGCCGGGAGAGTAAACCCTTGTAAGGGGGTTCGGTGATAATGTAGTATATGATGAATTTTAAGCGGCAGGGCATGTCGTTTCTGCTTGTGGAGGAAGGTTAATTCAACTTCCGTTGAAGCAAGAATCTCTTGATTGTTATTGAGAATGTCAACGTCTGGTCCAATACTTTACAAGTAGAAGTATATAAGTATGTTGAAATGGATTTGCGAGTTTTCAGTTGTGAAAGTTAAAAGCTAACTCAAAACGTAATTTATAAACCACTCGTATCTCAACTAGTACCGCCCTCAATGATTCTTGAAAATAGGCTTAAACTTACTGGTCTGCGACAGACTCAGGTTACCAAGCTTGTTTACAAAATAGGATTACTTGACTGCTCTATTGGCTGTCTACGGAACAATGAGTGGAAATTGAAGTATAAGAGCAATTTACGAGGCAGAAAAAGAAGATAAAAAAGCTGAGTAATACACGCATTATTCTCAATAGAACGAGTAAAGTAAACTGCCGCTGTCGTATGCAAACGGGCGGCGACTGGCCGGTGATGGGCGATAGTAGAGTTGCAGAGCGAGCTTCGAAACTGATACAGGCTTTGCGGTAATCGAACCTGTAATGAAGAAGACGCCAGGTGATGTGTTGTTGATTCTGTGCGACTGCCACACACAGTTTGCCAATCTGATGGGGCTGTCACTCATGACAGATGATGGCGAAGCGATCGAAGGTGCTGCTCTGGAAGGGGGAGGTGCTTGGTAGAGTGACGTTCTTCATCAACCGCGCGCTGGGTGATGATGACTGCCCAACAATTTAATTTACATTGCTTAACTGTAGCACTCGTTATCACTCAATGAACAGGAGATCGTATGCTGACGATTTGGGCGCTACAGTGTAATATGCATGCCAGTCGTTGATGGGTAGTTACTGTGGAGTGTCCACCGCTGTGTCCATCAAGAAGATTTAATCCGCATAGCGAGTAAATAAATCCATACATATGAAAAACATAAGAAATTTCTCCATCATTGCTCACATTGACCACGGTAAGTCGACGCTGTCTGACCGTATTATCCAGATTTGCGGTGCCTGTCTGATCGTGAAATGGCAGCCCAGGTTCTGGACTCCATGGACCTGGAACGCGAACGCGGTATTACCATCAAAGCGCAGAGCGTGACGCTCGACTATAAAGCTTCGATGGTGAAACCTATCAGCTGAACTTTATCGACACCCAGGGCACGTTGACTTCTCTTATGAAGTGTCACGCTCGCTGGCGGCCTGCGAAGGCGCGCTGCTGGTGGTGGATGCCGGGCAGGGCGTAGAGGCCCAGACGCTGGCAAACTGCTACACCGCCATGGAAATGGATCTTGAAGTGGTGCCGGTTCTGAATAAAATCGACCTGCCAGCGCCGATCCTGAGCGCGTAGCGGAAGAGATTGAAGACATCGTCGGTATTGATGCGACCGATGCAGTGCGCTGCTCGGCGAAAACCGGTGTCGGTGTTCCGGACGTACTGGAACGTCTGGTGCGTGATATTCCGCCGCCGGAAGGCGACCCGGATGCGCCGCTACAGGCGCTGATCATCGACTCCTGGTTTGATAACTACCTCGGCGTTGTCTCGCTGGTGCGTATTAAAAACGGCACCATGCGTAAAGGCGACAAAATCAAGGTCATGAGCACCGGCCAGGTCTACAACGCTGACCGTCTGGGCATCTTCACGCCAAAACAGGTTGACCGTACCGAGCTGAAATGCGGCGAAGTGGGCTGGCTGGTCTGTGCCATTAAAGACATCCTCGGCGCGCCGGTGGGTGATACCCTGACCGGTGCACGTAACCCGGCAGATAAAGCGCTGCCAGGCTTCAAAAAGGTGAAACCGCAGGTTTATGCGGTCTGTTCCCGGTCAGCTCTGACGATTACGAAAACTTCCGCGATGCGCTCGGAAAGCTGAGCCTCAATGATGCCTCCCTGTTCTACGAGCAGAAAGCTCAACGGCGCTGGGCTTTGGCTTCCGCTGTGGCTTCCTCGGTCTGCTGCACATGGAGATCATTCAGGAACGTCTGGAGCGTGAATACGATCTGGATCTGATCACCACCGCCCCGACGGTTGTCTACGAAGTAGAAACACATCGAAAGAGGTGATCTACGTCGACAGCCCGTCCAAGCTCCCGCCGCTGAATAATATTCAGGAACTGCGCGAGCCAATCGCAGAGTGTCACATGCTGCTGCCGCAGGAGTTCCTCGGTAACGTGATCACCCTGTGTATTGAGAAGCGTGGCGTGCAGACCAACATGGTTTACCAGGTAACCAGGTGGCGCTGACCTATGAAATTCCGATGGCAGAAGTGGTGCTCGACTTCTTCGACCGTCTGAAGTCTACCTCCGTGGCTATGCGTCGCTGGACTACAACTTCAAACGCTTCCAGGCCTCGAACATGGTTCGTGTGGACGTGCTGATCAACGGTGAGCGTGTGGATGCGCTGGCGCTGATCACCCACAACGATAACGCACCGTACCGTGGTCGTGAGCTGGTTGAGAAGATGAAAGATCTGATCCCGCGTCAGCAGTTTGACATTGCGATTCAGGCGGCCATTGGTAACCACATCATTGCCCGTTCAACCGTGAAGCAGCTGCGTAAAAACGTTCTGGCTAAGTGCTACGGCGGCGACGTCAGCCGTAAGAAAAAGCTGTTGCAGAAGCAGAAAGAAGGTAAGAAGCGTATGAAGCAGGTCGGTAACGTTGAGCTGCCGCAGGAAGCATTCCTTGCCATCCTTCATGTTGGTAAAGACGGTAACGGTAAATAACCTTAAGGAGTTGGCATGGCGAACATGTTTGCCCTGATCCTGGTCATCGCTACCCTGGTGACAGGTCTGTTTGTGCCTGGATAAGTTTATCTTCGCCCCAAAACGCCGTGAACGTCAGGCTGCCGCGCAGGCAGCCACGGGCGATGCGCTGGACGCGAAAACCCTGAAAAAAGTCGGCCCAAAACCGGGATGGCTGGAGACAGGGCATCGGTATTCCCGGTGCTGGCGATTGTGCTGGTGGTGCGTTCATTTATCTATGAACCGTTCCAGATCCCGTCAGGATCGATGATGCCAACGCTGCTGATCGGTGATTTCATTCTGGTTGAAAAGTTTGCCTATGGCATCAAAGATCCGATCTACCAGAAAACGCTGATCGAAACGGGGTCATCCGAAACGTGGCGACATCGTGGTGTTTAAATATCCGGAAGATCCGCGGCTGGATTATATTAAACGCGCGGTAGGTCTGCCGGGCGATAAAGTGACCTACGATCCGGTGGCGAAAGAGGTGACCATTCAGCCAGGCTGTAGCTCTGGCACCGCATGTGAAAAATGCGCTGCCAGTCACTTACTCCAACGTTGAGCCAGCTGATTTTGTGCAGACCTTCGCCCGCCGTAACGGCGTGAAGCGACCAGCGGATTCTTCCAGGTGCCAAAAGGTGAAACCAAAGAGAATGGCATTCGTCTGGTTGAACGCAAAGAGACGCTGGGCGATGTTACTCACCGCATTCTGACCGTGCCCATCGCACAGGATCAGCTGGCAATGTACTACCAGCAGCCAGGCCAACAGCTGGCGACCTGGATTGTGCCGCCGGGACACTACTTCATGATGGGTGACAACCGCGATAACTCTGCGGACAGCCGTTACTGGGGCTTTGTGCCGGAAGCG